TACGGTATGTAATATATTGGCTAATTCTCGTTTCGATATTATGGAAAATTATATTCGTTCTTGTTTATCTTCTGGATGATCTATTTCTTTCTCTTCTTTTCGGGATATATCTGTTTCTATATTTATGACTACGTCCTCTTGTTTGGTTTCTTCTTTTTCTTCTTTTGTCTCTTCTTTTACCTCTTCTTCTTTGATACGAATAATTTCCTTTATTCTTTTTTGTGTTTCTTCTATACCAATTCTCTCACCGGGCATAGCAATAATAACTTCCCGTATTAATTTAATATATTCTTTGGTTGCCATATCTTGAGAATATATCATATCATTATCAATTATAGTAAACATTATAGCCGTGCACAATGAGTGATTATCCCAAGTTGAATAATTTTTCTCTTGCAATAAACTTGTTAATAAATCGGTCCATGGTTTACCTACGTATGCTGAAAAAAATGTATCGTATTTTGATTTGAAGAGATTAATATCATGATTTGTAAATATTTTTTGGAAATACGGGTCTCTCAACATTCTATTTAAAATAATTTCGAGAACATGTTCTTCTACATTTCCTTTATTGTAATAATTCACAATCTGACAAATCATAAATATATCAACACACCAAAAAACGTAATATTGTTTTCCAACAAATATGTCAACATATGGTGAATCTTCTGAACTATAGTCTGTAGTATTTTTGTCCAACAATTCTTTTATATTGAATGATAATCCAAAGTCAATAATAATTGGAATTTGTTGATTTTCATCCCACATTATATTGTCGGTTTTTAGATCCAAATGAATTATATTATTTTCAAACATTAATTTAATGCTGTTCAGTAAATACAAATGGTTATTCATTAACGTTGATAATTTTTTTGTGGTGGTTATAATTTGCAATATTTTATTCATATTATATTTACCGACATATCGTATTTTATTTGACGTGTATTCTGATTCAGTATCTATTTCACCGATTTCATTGGTAATTACTTTACATCCTCTCACTATTTTTGAATCGATAGATCGAATATTTACATTGCATGTTTTTATGATAGGTGCAAAATAATAGTAATAATTTTTTATTTTTTGTAATTCTATACCTATTTTTATTTCTTTTTCCAATTCTTTCGTTTTCATTTGTAATTTACTTACGTAATCACCCGTATCAGATTCGTCTACGTCGCACCCCAATTCTGGTTTGAAAATACATCCATATGCTCCTTGATTTAATAATTTTGGTATTTTTGTTTGCGATTTTTTTGGTATAGCGCTTTCGACCGGTTCTTGTTCTGTTTTGACCGGTTCTTGTTCTGTTTTGACCGGTTCTTGTTCCAGTGCTACTGTTTCTTGTTCTTGGGCCGGTTCTTGTTCTAGTGCTAGTTCTTGTTCCAGTGCTACCGTTTCTTGTCCATTTTCTGATTCAATGAATCCACTGGTCGGTGTTTCTTCTATTTTAACATCCATTTTTCGTTTCATAGATTCAATCGTATCAGTTTGATTTTTTATTAACTCTTCTAATTTGGAAACTTTTTCGTCGACATATTCTTTGAAATCAGGGTCCTTTTTATCCATGTCTTTATCTTTATCCATAAACATATTCTTATATATATTCCCTATTATTTTTCGTTTGTATTTTTTATTGCCTAAACATTTTACATTTACACCCTTAAAGATTTGAATCCGGACCCCCGACAAGGTGCTCCATACAAATCTGTAACTGGCAACTTACTTGAGAATTCTTCAAGGGCGTAAAGAGGTGTAAAAAATCGTCTAATTCTAAAAATTTAATTTAGTTATAATTAAATTATATTTTTATTTGGTAAGTGCTATCCATTTGTCTATCCAATAAATAATGGGTGTGACAATTTTATTATGTTTGATTGCTTCCAATGCAGTTTCATTTAATGCTATATAATTCGTGTCATTAATTGTTAACCAAAGATTAAAAATAATAAAAAATATGAAGGTTATAATAATATCCTTTTTATATATAGTCGTATCTCGTAGACTCCATAAGGGCAATATTTTTATACATAATTGTATAAGTAAATATAATAGAATATAAATCAACAAATTTTTATAATAAATCATCAAAAATATAGAAATTATATTTGTAAATAATGCTATTCCAAGGGCAAATTTGGGGTTGAATGTAACGAATCCGAAATGATACAATAAAAACCATGTAAATATCCAATAGGAAAATACGAAATCAAATCTGGGATGCATCTAAATTATGCGGATAATTTATTTTTCTCATTTGGATAATTTATTAATTTTATTTTATATTGTTGTTGCTTACCTTATCCGTGTTTTTTTATATTTTGATATCTATTTTTATACGTCTTTTTAAATTTATTTATAATTTCTTCATCATCTAATACGTCCTTCAATATTTTTATCTCGTCAAGTAATTCATATTGGTATTCTTTGCAAAACTCTAAATATGCAATTGATGGTATAAAATTACAAATATTATTTTCACTCTTTTGTTTTATCTGATTTATAATATGATTATCAATTGATTCTAATATGATTGGGGAAAGAGATGTGTATATTTTTCTATATTGCTTTTTATTGTCTTTGTTGTCTGGCTTTTTTTTCATATAATAATAACGTATGCTTGTAAACATTTTTTTTACTGCATCTCCTTTGTATCCCATATTTAATAAACGGTCGGATTCATTTTGGATGGTCTGTTTGTTTGATTCTATGTTTATCCACTGTTGCCAACATTCTTTCAACTGTTTTCGCTCATCATATTTATGAATCCGAGAAAACTCGCGCAGATCATTTTCGATTTCTTTTGAAAATTCGAATCGATGTGTTTTTAGTTCAACATTTAATTCGTTATACACCATTTTATTTGTTTGTTTTGTTATTTGCTTTACATTCATTTTTCATAAAAACATTTCAATTTTTTATGAAATATACACGCTCTATATAGGGATCGAACCTACGACCTAACGGTTAACAGCCGTTTGCTCTACCACTGAGCTAATAGAGCACATAGGTCCTACCGAGGTTTGAACTCGGGTTTTCAGATTCAAAGTCTGAAGTGATAACCACTACACTATAAGACCAGCAATGGGCATTATCTGCCCAAGAGGGTTTCGGGGACATACAATATACATCTTTCCCGCCCCCCCAAATATACTATTGGAGGTTTCTTTATATAGTTTATACCATTACCTTTTGACAAGTTTGTTTTTTAGAGCTCATTATGTATATTGTTTAGGAGTTATATAAAATTTCGCGCTTGAACTGTAAAAAGGTGTAAAAATTGTATAAAATTGATACCAAACTATCATTATATTTTATTTTATAAAAAGCAAAACAAAAATGATGTCTGGACAGAGATATATATTTCATGAAAAAGCACCATATATGGAAAATAAAATAATGTTTCGAGCAAATTTTGTATCGATTATTGGAAAAACACTTATTATCAACTCTTCTGAAACAGAAAGAAATAAAAATACGTTGGTTAGTATCCCAATTGATTGGATAACTAAAATCGAAACATTAGAAAATATACTCGGTGAAGACGCAATTTTACCTAGTGATATTTTACTCATGATTGACGAATATTTATAATACTACACGTATATGTAGTATTATAAGCTCCTAGAGAGGATTGAACTCTCGACCTTACGCTTACTAAGCGCACGCTATAACCACTAAGCCATAGGAGCTGGGTCCGGAGGGTATTTATTGCCCCCACAATAAAAAAACGGGGTTTTTCTTTATATTGGTTTATATGGATAATAATTTTACGTTTTCATACCATTTTACGGTAAATCTTTTTTATAGACCTTTCACATTATTTGGGTCCGCATAATATTATTAAGGGTCTAAAAATATATTTAGTAATTATATAGATGTTATCTCGTTTCTTTGGAAAAAACCCGCAGGTAGTTAAAAATCAGGTAGTTGAAAATCCGGTAGTTGCAACTCCGGTAGTTGAAGTAGATACAACTGGGTATATTGATATCTCCGAAGATATAAAAAGTTTAGTCAATTCAAAAAGTTTTAAAAGTAATATTGGTCATGTTTAAAACCCGGTTTTTAACACACCCAATATATTTGAAAACATATTAGATAATATTAATACATTTATAATTGAAGAAAATTTGCCCGAAATTAAACCCATTGGTAAATTTAAAGAATTTAAGACAGAGGAAAGAACGACGATTTCTTCTGGTGAAGGCATGGTTACAGACCATAAATATATTGCAATTTTTGAAAAAGGTCAAGTATTAATAGCGCATAGTTATTCCGATATAGTTCTTCCAAAATTTTATATATCAAATGATGATGATGATATTGAAAAATATAATGAACTAAAGAGCGGGTTAAATATTAAAAATCCTTCTGGAGGAAAACCAAAAACCCGTCGTAACATAAGAAAACGTCAAAAAAAATACTCTAGAAAAAACCGCATAAAATCTAGACGTAACCGTTTAATGAAATAAATATAATATGCATATAAGGTATTATTTTTATTTTTACACAAATCAACTCAAAATTGGGACATTGGGACATTGGGACATGTAATTGTGCAAATATATCCAAATATCTAATCAAAGATACACGGATTCTCGGACAACCATTGCCAATCTAATTTATCAAAGTTTTGTTCTATATTTTTGGCTAATAATTCTTTGGCCCGGGGATTTCTACATAACCATCGCCAATCTATTTTTTCGGGGTTTTCTTCTAATAATTCGATAGCATACGGATTCGCGGACAAATAGGTCCAATCTATATTTTTGGGGTTTTCTTTTAAAAGTTTAACGGCTCCGGGGCAAGGGTTTTTTGATAATTGTTTCCAGTTTATTTTATCGATATTTTTTTGTAATAATTCTATAGCATATGGATTTGTAGAAAGCCAATACCAATCGATATTTTCTGGATTTTCTAGTAAAAGTTCGATCGCTTCGTTTGACGGATTGCTAGACAAATAGTCCCATTTTATATTTTCAGGTTCCATTTCTAGTAATAGTGACGCTTTCGGATTCGCGGACAAATTGGCCCAATCGATTTCATAATCTGGATATCGATTTTCTAAAAATTCATCCACATAATCATAATCATCTTGATATGGTGAATAAGGCCCTTCAATACAATTCCAGTAAATGTTTTTGGGGGTTTTGTATAGAAATCGAACCGCCATTGGGTTTTGCGAAAGATTTCTCCAACTCAATACCATGTCATAGGGTATTCTTCTGTGCTTTTCGTCCCATTTTTTTGCGTAATAATCATAATGTTCATTTATTAACCGCATTGCTTCCGGATGTTCATTTAAACATATTTTTTCCCAATCGATTCTACTTGTATTTTCTTTAAGCATATTTAGGGCATTTGCATTTTGGGATAAATATTCCCAGTTTACTTTTTCTGGATTTTCTTTTAAATAGGGCATTAATTTTGGATTTGGATTGGTAGCTAACCAATCGAATTCGATATTGTCTTCATATGGTCTTATCCATGCGGCGAAGGTTGACATGTTCATATTATATATGTTAGTTTATTGTTGTTTATCTGCTCTTTTTTATTTTACAGATCAATTTTGTGTAAAATTGATTGTTTTTTTGCTGAAACCATCTATTGCAACCTTACTACAAAATGTGTGAATTTATATCCAAAGAACTAGTGATTTCTACCTTGAAAAATGATCTCTCGGAAATCATGGATAATTGGGCAAAAAATTATTCCAACAATTGCAGCGGTGGAAAAATGAGGGGGGACCGCGGCGAAGATATTGAAAAATTTGTAAGAAAATCGGTTGATTTTATTGGTCGACATTTAGGTGTAAATTTGGTCGCTAAACGGGGCAATGATGATAAAAAGGTGTGTAAAATAACATTAGAAATAGGAAAAGAAATAAGAAAATTTCATCAGGTAGATGTTCATATCTATTTGAATGACGTATTTGTTTGTGTGATTGAATGCAAAGCATATTTAGACAGCTGTTATTATGTCAGAGCATGTGATGATTTCAAATTATTCCAAAAATTTGGATATCCAGTAAAACATACCATCTTCACCCTGGAAAATAGTATCGATGAAGATACTAAAATATTTACCGATCATTTGACTGATCATATTTGTAACGACGTCTTTTACATATTAGATGGTAAGCGATCGTCGGCCAAACCCATCTATGACGAAAAATATAAAAAAATAATTAACCATGACAATTTTGTTCGATTTATTGAGTTTATATACTCGATTGCTCAAGGTTAGTTGGTGGCGGAGGCGTTTGGCTATCTTTTTCTTTTTGTATTAATCCGGTTGCTATATTGAAATATTCTTCTTCTAGTTCTATACCAATAAATCGGCGGTTTGTTTTTATACACGCTATACCGGTAGAGCCAACTCCCATACAATTATCCAAGACCAGGTTATTTTCATTGGTATATGTATTTATTAACCATTCTAATAGATCGACTGGTTTTTGGGTGGGATGCAATGGCCGCTCGATGCGATTGAATTTTAATACGGTGGTTGGTAAGCGTTTTCCATCCTTACTTTCTACGAAATTTTCTTTATGACTCCCGTAATTGGTTTGTTTATCTACGGCCGCTTGGGTATTCCACCTAGTATATGGCGTGCTATACCAATATTGAGGATTGTATATGGGTTGTTTTTTGTAGAATATAGCAATGTCTTCATTGGTTTTCATGGGTTTTCGTTTGGCATTCAAGAAGTCCGAGAATTTGTTTTTTTCCCATACCAAACAATATCTGAAATGTTTTAAATTACTAGTTATCATTAGGGATGTGAATGGTTGAGATCCGAATAATACAATCGCACCGCTGTCTTTTATAATTCGATTGTATTCCGCCCATAATT